AAAAATGGTGAAGTTAAAGGTGGCGATTTTAATGGTTATGTACAAGCTAAATATAACTTTTCTAAACCACAAGTTGCTGAATACTTGTCGGAAGAGGGTATACATGCAATGAAGTTTTTATCAGAGAAGAGTAGACCAGGAAAAAAGTATGCTTCCCTTGATCCAATATATAATTATGTTGTATGGAATGATGAATTAATTGAGAGTTCAAATATGTCAGATTCTATATTGGGTACATTTAAAAATCCAGATTTTAAAGAACATAAAATTCATAGAGGATATATGGATATAGATGAACAAGAACTTTTCAAACCTAATTGGGAAAAGAAATTAGATTGGAGACTGTTAGAAGCTAAAGCAAAGTTATTAAATGTAAAAGAAAAAATAGGAAACTATAGAAAAAAGATATTAGGCTTTAACAAAGGGGGTCTTGTTGACGCTGATCGTGACACAATAGGTGTAAATTTTATAATGGGAATATAACATGGCTAAAGATACTCAAGATCAACAAATGGAATTAATGCTACAAGAGGGTGGCATGAAAGACGATGGTATGAATCGTGATCCTGTTAGTGGAAATGATGTTCCACCAGGTTCTTTAGCTAGTGAAGTTAGAGATGATATACCAGCTCAATTAAGTGAAGGTGAGTATGTTATTCCAGCAGATGTTGTTCAATTTTTTGGATTAAAGTTTTTTGAAGATCTTATTGGAAAAGCAAAACGTGGTCTAGAGGACATGAACAATAGAGGAAGAATAGGTGGGCAACCTGTTCCTGATACACAACAAGCATCTATGCCCATGCAACAAGCTCCTGAAGGTTTTCCATTTAACTTAGAAGAATTACAAACTACAGAACCCATGCAAGCAAACAAAGGTGGTTTAGTTAGAGGATTTGCACCAGGTGGAGCAACAGGAATATCTGGACAAGTGGTTACTCCTACTTTAGATAATACTGCTAGTGAAAAGTATTTTGGAAGCTCTGTAGCAGGAGCTAGATTAATAAGATTTGTTGCTGATGGATGTAAACAAAAAACTGTGCTTGCTCAAGCAGATAGAGTTCCTATTGCAAGCGGAGCATATGAAGGTGGTTATGTTGATATTACTAGTGATGCAGGTTTAGACTTAGTATCTAAATGTAATGAAATTAATTTAAATAATGCAGAAGAACAAAATGTAATAGATAGAATAGGACAAGATGAGTATACAAATTGGAAAAATGGACAAACTAGAACAGGGGATGATGAACCTCAAGAAGAACAACAGCCTAGTACACCATCGGGTGATGATGATGGTGGTAAAGAAGTTGATCCAAAAGACTTTATTCAGAACTATGATATAATGCAATTGCAAGCATATGCTGATGACATTTCTGATTACTATGGTGATACAGGAGAGGAAGATTCATTTTTTCAAAGATTAATAAAAGGAGTTACTAATCCAATTGTAAAATTAAATCATAAACATATTGTTGCAAGATCGTCAGAGATATTAATGAATGGTGGATATACAGATGCCAAAACAGGAGAATTTAGGCAAGTAAATACAGATAGAGATGAAAATGGAAATTATATAAATCCAGAAGCAATAGCTTTAAGTAGTATTTTAAGAGCTAATCCTGGTGGTATGAAAGAAGGTGAAAGATATAAAATTGGTGGAGTAATTTATGAGTACAAAGGTGGAAAGCATGTAATCTATGATCCTAAAAAGAAAATTACACCTACAATTACAAATAAAGGAGCTATAAGACCATCAGATGCGTCTGGTGATCCTTCTGAAGAAGGGGGAACAGGGGCTGGTGATTACATAGATTTATCATTTAATACATTAGACAATACATACAATATATCAAATCCAGGATTTATGACAGCATCTCTTGATCCTACACAAGATCTTAAATCACAATACGATAATTATGTATTAGATAGTCAAGCAGGCACTACAGACATGACTACAAGAGCAGAGATGGAAAGAGGAACGCAAGGTAAAAGATCAGGTGGCGATGAACCTACAGGTGATTCAGGAAGTTATTTAGCAGATAATTTTGGTAGAGATAGAGATGATGACGATGATGATAATTTTCCTAGCACACCACCACCTTCATATGCTTCAGGAATAATGAATGAAAAAGATGATGGTGCATCTTTAGAAGTAGAAAAAAATCAATACAATGAAGCTGAAGCTAGTCTTTCAGATGCATATGGTGGTGGACAAGCTGCTGAGAAATTTAAGATGTTTAGTGAAGGTGGAATGCCTACTAAGAAAACAATAGTTAAAAAAAGAGCTAAAAGAAAAACAGCCACAAAGAAGAAGTAACCAATATAGCTACTCTAATATATAGACCCTATAGGAGGAAATAATGCCAGAATTAGCAGAAGTAGAAAAACCAAAAGTTGCAGGATATGTAAATCCTAGACCAAAAAATAAAAACAAGGAAAGGATTGAAGAAGCTGAAAAAGAATTGGAACAACTGTCTTCTCAAGCACAAGGAGATGGGATTTCAGAAACAACTGAAAAGGTCACGAGTTCAGAAGTTCCTGAAATTGACAGCAAAGATGAGAACCTTAGTAAAGAGGAACAGACATTTAAAAAACGATATGGAGATCTACGAAGACATCTAGCTGACAAAGAGAAAAGTTGGACAGATAGAATCGAAAAACTTGAAAAACAATTAGATCTAGCAACTAAGAATGAATTAGTCTTACCTAAATCAGAAAATGAAATTGATGCATGGGCAAAAAAATATCCTGATGTTGCAGGTATTGTTGAAACTATTGCAAGCAAGAAAGCAAAAGAAGCATCACAAGATTTAGATAAAAGAGTCAAAGAGATAGAAGGAATGAGAGAATCAGCTAGAGTCGAAAAAGCAGAAGCTGAATTACTAGCACTTCATCCTGACTTTGAAGAGATTAGAGAAAAAGATGAATTTCACGATTGGGCAGAAAATCAACCTAAGTGGATTCAAGATGCTCTATACGAAAATTCAACAGATGCAAAAGCAGCATCTAGAGTAATTGATTTGTATAAAGCAGATAAAGGAATATCAACAAAATCAAATGTTGATTTGTCAGCAGCTAAGGCTGTTACACCAAGAAGAGGAAGATCGACACCTCAAGCCGATGCAACTGCATCCTACCTTAAAGAGTCGGTAGTAAACAAAATGTCTACACAAGAGTATGAAAAGAACCAAGATAAAATCATGGAAGCTATTCGTACAGGAAAGTTTGTGTATGACATATCAGGTGGTGCAAGATAACCACTTAATAGTAATACAAAAGCGAACCACTCATACAATTAAGCCAATACATGTATTCACCTTAAAAGTATGACCTCTCTTTGAGTGTTAGTATTCTAGAGCCAAATATAAGGAGATGTGATATGGCTTTTCCAAAAGAAGCTGGTCATGGTAACTTACCTAATGGTAACTTTTCCAGCATTATTTACTCCAAACAAGTACAGCTTGCGTTTCGTAAGTCTACTGTAGTTGGAGATATCACTAATTCTGATTATTTCGGGGAAATTGCTAATCAAGGGGATACAGTAAAGATTATCAAAGAACCAGAAATTTCGGTTAGTGAATATAAGCGTGGCACACAAGTGTCAGCACAAGACTTAGACGATGAGGACTTCAGCCTTGTTATCGACAAAGCAAACTACTATGCTTTCAAGATGGATGACATTGAAGAAGCTCATAGTCATGTAAACTTTATGCAACTTGCAACAGACAGAGCTGCATATAGATTATCTGATAACTATGACCAAGAAGTATTGGCATATTTGTCAGGGTATTCTCAGCCATCCAAACATGCTGTTGGTAATGCTGTAAATACAAATGTTAATGGCACAAAGGCTGTTTCAACTGCAGGTTCAGATGAACTTCTTACTTCTATGAAGTTAAGAAAAGATTCATTTAGTGCAATCACCACAGGTGGTGCAGCTGATCATTCTATTCCATTAGCAAATGTCTTGCCAGGTCAAGCAAGTGCAATTACCACAACTGTGACACCTATGCAAGTCATTAATAGAATGTCAAGGGTCTTGAATCAACAACAAGTTGATAGTCAAGGTCGTTGGCTAGTCGTTGATCCAATTTTTATGGAGCTACTACAGGATGAAAATTCAAAGCTAATTAATGCTGATTATTCTGAAGCAGGTCTTAAAAATGGACTTACTATAAGCAATCTAGGTGGATTCAGAGTACACGTTTCAAGCAACTTACCAGCAAAAGGTACAGGAGCAGGTACATCGGGTACAGGAAACCAAGACAACCATTATGGTGTGATTGTTGCAGGACATGATTCTGCTGTTGCTACTGCTGAACAAATCAGCAAAACAGAAACTTATCGTGATCCTGACTCATTTGCAGACATTGTAAGAGGTATGCACCTCTACGGCCGTAAGATATTACGTCCTGAAGCAATTGTTACTGCTAAATACAACGTAGCGTAAGGGGGTAGATCATGGCTAATTTAGCAACCGCAGATCATGCTGCACAAGGCAACTCTGCAAGGGGTCGTTCTCCTTATTTAGTGCAAAATACTATCGACATTGCTGCTGCAATTGTTCTTAAAGGTAGTGACTTTGCCGCTAACGATACGATGGAAGTGCTTAATATTCCTGCGGGAACTGCTATTCTTTCTGCAGGCATGGAAATCATGGAACAACTTGATGGTACTTGTACTCTTGATATGGGATTTACAGGTGGATCACCCGGTGCTGTAGACCTTTATGTTGATGGTCTTGATGTTGTTGGTGGTTCAGTAGGTGCTTTCGGAACAACGCCAGCCACAGAAGCTGCGCAAGTTCAGATAATATCTACAGCCGATACAATTGATGTTAAGTTTGCAACTGAAACTGATGTTACATCAGGCAAACTCCGTTTTTGGGCTATCCTTATGGATGTATCAGACATGGGCGAACATGACATGATTGCTGATGAAGTTGATCGAGACTTGTTAGCATAATGCACTTGAGAGGGGGCGAGGAAACTTGCCCTCTTTCTTTAAATTAACAGGAGATTAGAATGGGAATTACAACTGCACTATGTAATACTTTTAAACAAGAGTTATTGCAAGGCTTACATGCATTTGGAACTGATACATTTAAACTAGCCTTAATAAAGTCTGGTGAATCTGGTACGTATGGACCAGCTACTACAAACTATTCTGATGTCACAGGTAATAGTGATGAGATAGGAGATACAGGTAGTTATTCAGCAGGTGGTTCACCACTAGCAAATGTTGCAGTAACAGGTGGATCAGGTGCATCAACCGCCTTTGTTGATTTTGATAATGTACAATTTACAAGTGCTACTATAGACGCAAATGGAGCAATTATTTATAATTCATCTGACAGTAATAAAGCTGTTGCAATTATAGATTTTGGTTCAACGCAATCATCAGATGCAGGTACATTTACAGTTACTATGCCAGCACCAGGAACAGGTACAGCTATTATAAGGATTGCTTAATGGGTTTAGCTTTTGCAAATAGAGTAAAAGTTAATATTACTTCTACAGGAACAACAAATCCACTTGTATTAGGAACTGCTTTTACAGGCTTTCAAACTTTTGCTGAAGCAGGCATTACAGATGGACAGAAGGTAAAGTATGTTATTGAAGATGGTGCTAACTTTGAAATAGGCACAGGACAATATACTGCTAGTGGAACTACTTTATCAAGAGTAGTAGAGCAAAGTAAAGAGAGTAATAGCGTAGGAACAAGTATAATTACTATGTCTGCTGATGCTACATTGTCAGTAACAGCAACAGGTAGCAACATAGAAAATGCTATTGTTAAGAACATAGTATTAAATCAATTTGAGAGTTTAGAAACCTTTACAGGTACAGATAGGTGGTATGCACCTAAAAATTTAAATATACAAAAAATTACTGCACGATTAGGAACTGTTGCAGATGGTACAGTAACAGTAGCAGTACGGGCAAGGGATGTAACAGCAAGCTCAACAGCAACCACAACAATTAATATTTCTGCAGGTCAATCAAAAACAACATCAAATGTATCTATAGATTTAGATGTTGATGATTTTTTAACTGTGGATATTACTGCGGTAGGTTCAGCTTCAGCACCTGGATCAAATCTAAATGTAATCTTTGAGTATACGGAGGATTAAATGGCACTTACAGAAGAAGAACAAAATACCATAAAACTACATTTTAAAACTGAAAAAAATACTGTTAAAGTATATGAAATAGTAAAAAATTCAGATGTTGATGATTTAAAAGAAATAACTGAAATACCTATTGAAAAGTATTTTCCTGTTGTTCATAAAGATAAACCTGATAATGCTATAACTTGGGCATCTTTAGAATACTTACCAAAAAGCAATAAGTTATTAGTTGTATTTACATTATTAGATAAAGAAGAAAGTGTATTTTTAGTTGATCCTAATAAGCACGTAACAGATGTAACTCCGGGAGATTGGTAATGTATTGTAGATTTGTCGCAGTAGATAGTTTGTCAAATAGTTCAACTAATTTAGGAAATATGATGCTGGATGTTAGAAAAGTCCTAGATGGCACATATACTGCTGTATCGAGTTTAGATGCAACTTATTGGGATAAACAAACTAGTTTTATAATTGGTGGTGGTACAGGTGGATTAGGTGCTATAAAAGCAGCAGATGGAACTACATCAATATATCAAAACATTGCTTCTGCTGATACCTCTAATCAAAGTATTGTTATGGACAAATATCACCATGATTATAAATCAGGCTTTCAACCAAAAAGACATTTAAAATTTTCAGGATTAAATTCTGGATTTATGAGAACTGTAGTTAATTCTAGTAATACAACCTCAACTTATGAAGCATTTGGTTTATCTTTTACAAGTGGTTATAATAATAGCACTAGTTCTAATTTTCAGGCAAGAGTAAATTCCGATAAAATAAAAACTATAGATGTTTTTGCTAGTAAGTATTGGATTATTTTTGTTGTTAATTATGATTCAAGTACTACAGGATATATGGGCAATGTAGTATGGGCATTTTTAGATTTTGAATCAGATAAACAACAAGAATATTCTTACACACATAGTGCATGGGCAGGTGGTCAATCTACATATCCGGGCTTTAGTTGGGTAGTAAAGAATAACAAAAGAGATGCAGTTGATATAGATCTTTATGATACTTTTGCACAAAGTATGGTAGGCTATTCAACTCAAAGTAATCAAAATGCAGGTGTTCAGTATCAAGGTAGATTAGATTTTAATACATGGGGAACATATTCAAGATCACCTTATTTTACAGATAATGCTAAAGGTATTTGCACTTTGCCTTTATATCCACAAACATTATTTAAAGTAATGCAGTCAGACAGTACAGTATTAAATAATCCATTATATCAAGTTATGGCTTATTCATATGGTTTTACTGATTCCGATTTCGATGATACAGGGTATTATAATCCAGGAGTAATGGCAAAAGTTCCATTCTTGTATAGAACAGCAGATTCTGCGGATTATCACGGATCTCCTGTTACTGTAGGAAGTGACACTTACAGAGTAATAAGGTGGCATAAATCTGGCTATAATGCAGGCTATGATTACGATACACATGATGATAATGAAGCAGGTGGTCTAGCTTGTTATGTAGTACCACAAACAATAGGAGGAGTTTAAATGTTAACAAGATTTAGTTGCAATAGCACTAATTATGGGCAGTTAGGTTTTATAAATGCAATTCTTGCTACAGCTACAGCAAGTGCAAATAGTACACCATCTACACCAGCAGGTTGTAATAGTTTTGAAGTACTAGGAAATACTGTTGCAGGGGGTTGGACAAGAATAGATCCTGCAGTTGGTGCTGAAAATGGAGCAACTACTTTAACTCTTTGTGCTAATTCACCAAAAGCTTTTACTGATGGAACTAAAAAAGCTATACGATTTCTTTTTGGTTCTGGTACAGGTTCAAATTATCTGTATACTGCTAATGTTGAACCTTATGTAGGTAGAGCAAGTTCCTCAAATGCATGGTTAGATGGTACTGCTCAAGGATATACAGGCTATACTAGATTTTCAACTAATGTTGGTAGTTTTTCAGCAAACCGGCGTTTGTGGTATACTGCCGCAGCAATGGGTGGTGGTGCAAATGCTGAACAAGCAGGAGATCTCATGTGTGCAGCTACATCAGAGTATTTATATGTGTTTTGGGGCCCGACATATGAAAATGGTGTTGGTTACGATAGGAATGGGGGATGGTATACTTGTTTTGGAGTCTGCGATCATACACAAGGTAACAATTGGGAGTATGCTCCTAACTCTCTACATTGCCCGTGGTATGGCGTTGATATTAGTCAAAAAAATAGTACAGCGTGGTCAGGTACTAATGATTCGTATGATACAAGAGATGGGCAATATACAAATGGAATGGTTGGTTATCATAGGCATGTTGACTTTACTCAAAGTGGCAATGCAACTTTACGTTCTGTAAATAGTAGTGGCGATACTTATGGTGGAGCATTTACTAATCAAGAGTATTCTTCAAATGGTTGGGTATCTATGTGGTATAAATCATTCGATCATACAAGTTATGGTATATCTACCACTTTCCACGATGCAACTAGTGATTTTTATACTCCAGATGCTAATATGAAACATCATTTTCCTGGTATGCGAGATTATGATAATAGTGGTAATCCTGTTCAATCTATTAATTCTATAATAGTAGGACAACCATCAGCAGGAAGACCTTATAGAGAACTCAAGGGTATAAAACAAATAGGATGGGCAACAGAAGCTATGCAAGGTCAGAATGCTCTTCCTTATCATATGTCAGATATACAAAGTAATGATAATACTCCTAAAAACTATAGGTGTTTTTTAGCAGGTGGTAAAATGTTATATGCATTTGAAAAGGTCTAGAAAATGACAGCATATAATTCTGGTGCTTTTAATTTCCCTTCAAGAATAGCAACACAACAATCACCTTATCATCTTTTAAATAATCCAACTGTTCCATTAAGTTTTATTACTTCTGTAGGACAAGGTATTAGAACAACTTTTACAACTGCATTATCTAGAACAGGCAAATCAATTAATTCTTATTATAGAACACCTCTTGCTGCTTTACCTGAAGTAGCAGGATCACGAAAACAAAGTTGGGGAACTTTTGGATAGATGCTAGGACATTCACCTCTCGCTACACAACCTTATGGTGCAGGTCATCAGCATTTAAATGCAACTGTTAATCTATCTGCATTTAGTCCTTTAGCATTATCTTTAGGCACAACAGGAATAGAGATATCTACAAGTGTAGATGCTCCATCTTTATTAGCTACATTATCTCTAGGAACAGTATTATTTGAAGGTGATGCAAATGTAGTACTAACTAATGCAGTAGCTACATACGACACGAATACATACGATCATGCATCTTCTACATACTCTCAAGCATCGTTTATACCAACAGGGCAACTGCAATTAGGTTTAATTAGTACTTCAGGAACTGCAAGTTTAACTCTTCCTAGTTTTGCATTAAGTCTATCAGATGGTTTAGATGCAATAACAACAGTAGGAACTGCTAATGTTACACTTACAACAAATGTAGCAAGTTTAAGTTTAGGCACAGTATCTGTAGAAGGTACAGCTAATCTTGTTTTACCATCACTTGAGTTAACAACAAGTTTTAATAAGCCTAGTATAATTGGTACAGCTAATGTTTCAATAGGTAGTTTTGCGTTACAATTAACATCTTCATTAGATGATATAATTATTACTACCATTAATCAAAATGACTATGCAAAAGATAGGACAGTATTTGTGTCTTATAGAGGACATAATATTAATAGTTCAAATAATGTATCAAGTCAGCTACGAACTATAGTAGTACCTACAAGACAACATATTGTTAAAGCAACAAATATTGTTGATGATCAAAATAGAACTATTATTATTCCACCTAGAAGTCATATAGTTAGAACAACAAAAATAGCAGCGTAAAGGATATAAAATGTCATTTAAATTTCCATCAAAAGATCCTGATGAAACATTAGACTATAGTATGGATTGGTCTAGATTCTTAGGCTATGATCATGCGACTAATTCAGGGTCAACCATCGTAGCAAATTTATGGTTCATTGATAATGAGAATGGTGTAAAAACACAAATTAGTACTACAGAAAATACAACAGTAAATGGAATTACTACAATTTTTGGTGGCATATTAAGAGATAGTACAAATACTGTATGTACAATACGATTAAGTAGTGGAACAAATAATGTTACTTATAAGATAACTAGTCAGATAACAGATAGCACAGGACTAGTATCTGAACGTGTAGCAAAATTACGTATTAAGGAAAACTAATATGGCATATAATTATTTAGATTTAGTTAATGAGATCAATAGAAGATTAAATGAAGTAGAGCTTTCTACTACTAACTTTTTATCAGCTAAAGGTTTTTATGAAACAGCAAAGGATGCTCTTAATTCTTCTATTCGACATATTAATCACGAAGAGTTTAGCTGGCCGTGGAATCATAGAGAACAAGAAGAAGTGCTTTCAGCAGGCATAGTTAGATATCCATACCCTGAAGATGCTAAACTTATAAACATGGATAGTTTTCGTATCAAGAAAAATACAACACTTAATGTAGAAACTAAAAAGTTAAAGGCATTAGATTATCAAGAATATCTAGAAACATATGTAGATCACGAATACAATACTAGCACAGGCATTAGAACTGTACCTAGACATATAGTTAGAACACCTAGTCAAGAATTTGTATTTATACCTAGTCCTGATAAAGCATATGAAGTTGTTTATGAATATTATCAGAATCCTGTTGTGCTAGAACAAGCTAGTGATGTACCAACAGTACCTCAAGAGTTTAGGCATGTTATTGTAGATGGTGCAATGTTTTATGCTTATCAATTTAGAGGAGATACGCAATCAGCACAAATATCACAACAGAAGTTTGAACAAGGTATTAAGTACATGAGAAGTCTTTATATCAATAGATATGACTATTTAAGATCTTCTATGATTGTACATACGAGTGGGGTCAATAACGTATTGAGGGTGTCATAAATGGCGACTGATTGGCAAACATTTCCTGTAGAGTTTAAAGGTGGTTTAATATCAAATTTAAGTCCTTTGCAACATGGTACAAATGCAATAGGTAGTGCTACAATTTTACAGAACTTTGAACCCTCTTTATCAGGTGGCTACAGAAAAATAAAAGGTTATAATAAATTTAATTCATCTCTAATACCTATAAAAGATGCATCAGGTAGCGTGATAG